CCTGTTTCTTTCTTTAATTGTTGGAATGATTCAAGCAAAGGATTTAAGTTGTTCTGAATACCTATAAATCCAAATGGAGCATCCTGAGCAACCCTACCTAAGTTAGTTAAGGCAAAGGCAGCAGAGTTTGAACCTTTTACTAATTTATCTCCTAACCCGGCACCAGCTTTACCTGCATCGTCGGCTAATTGTTTTAATCTGTCTTTTATTTCCTTTTGCGCAGCTTTTAATTGACTTAAATCAGCACCAATAGGTATCTCAATTCCTTGCATTTTCCAAATATTTAAGCATCGCCTTATTCATTTGTTCTTTTATTCTGTCCATGTCTTTAATCTGCTCATCTTCATAAATAAATGACATAAACTTTTTATAGGTTGGCATCCCTTTATTTACATGAACTCTCATTCCGTTCCATGTTGCCCATCCTATCCGCTCCCATTCCTTTTTTTCTCTATTAAAAAAACCCTGACATTTCAATATATATTGATTCCATGTCAGGGCATAAAAGTCATCAGGCATTAAACCCAGTTCTCCAAAAGCAAATGTTAGCACATCTTTATTCCAATTTAACTTTCCGCTTTGCTTTTTTTTTGTTCTACCTGCTCTGTATTTAATCCTAATACTCTAAATACTTCCTGTGAAACTACAACAATCAATTGACCTCCAGAACCTCCTGCAGTATCAATCCATTCATGTATATCAAACTCGGTAAAATCAACTATTTCACCTTTCTTTAGTATCGGATAACTTGCAGCATGGTACATAAAGACTCGCAGAAATGGCAGTAACTGCTTCCCTAGCAAATCAGACAAATCAGTAACCGATGCGTTAAAATGATTTAAGGTCTGCTCTAAAGCATAATTGCCAAAGAAAAACTGCTTATCAACCTCACCGATTTTATACGTTAAATGACCTTCCATTTAGTAACCCGGATAAGGATCAGTTTCAGTTATATCACCATCACCTAACATAGTACCTGAGAAAGTAATAAACTCACCTTCAGCACCTGTAATATCTAATGCGCTAAAATAAGCAGCACCAAATTGAGCATTAAAGTTTGGATCTTCTGTTCCATTTTCTTTTAACAATGCAATCTGGTATTCAGTCAAAGTCTTTGCTCTAGCAAGGTTTTTGATAGTGTCCCATGATGCTTTAGCAGTATCGCCACCTGCACCGCTTGTATCTGTAAAAACTCCCTCAAAAGGAATCTCATATGAATAAGTAGTAGGTTTTCTGCGAGTCACGCCCGGATCACATTTAGTTACTGTTTCTGCGAAATCCCATGATTCAGAAATTCCGTTTGAAGTTAAACACGCTACTGGTTTCCATGTACCTGAGTTACGGATGTATAGCATGAATAAACTGCCTGAATAAAATTGCTCGTCTGCCATTTTAATTGATGTTTAGTTTATGATTAAAAATTAATATGTATTGAAATACGTTTTCCGTATCTGTCTCTAAAATTACCTCTGTACTTAAATTTTGCATTGTTTCTACGTTATGGAAATCAATTAATGTAATTCCATCAACTTGTATTAACTCTGCTATCTCTTCACCTATAACCATCGCAAAACTCAAATCACCTGTACCATTTGGATATTTTGTTACTATCTGGACAGTCATTGTGCATTCATACCAATAATTGCACTTTGTTTTATTTTGTTGCTTTGTCTGGCTTGACAAAATTACGTATTTTTTTGGTACGTTTTTTAAAGGAGCAGATTTGCTATAAACAGGTATAACAATGCCTCCAACTATTAAATTAGCTAAAGCATCTTTATAAGCGTTTAAAACAGATAGATTAGGATCCTTCATTTCATCAAATATAATTATTTTTTGGCATTATATTTTTTAGTCTCTCTATCTAAAGCAGCAACTAAACTTTTACCATAATTATTTAACCCAATAAGATAAGCTGGAATTAAAAATGGTCTAGGTTTTAAATTAACTTGCCTAATCCCTTTACCTTTAAACCTAATAGCAATAGGCTCAAATCCTTTAGGTACATTAACTGTTCCACCAGTTCCAAACTCAACATAAGCTGCATAAGGAGTATTAGCAAAAATAAATGATCTATTCTCTTTAATTGTAGCAGTAGTATTGCCTATTGATTGTCTTAACTGACCTAAATCAACTACAACCCTTTGCTTTGCATCTGCTACTATACTATCAGCAGTTGAGTTAGTAATTGCAACTGCTAACCTTTTAGCATCATCGTTAAAAGAATTTATCTGGTTTAATAATTTACTAATATCAATTTTGGGAGTTTTCATCTGTTACTCTAGCTAATATCTCATTAAATCTCCTGCGATCATCTAAATCCCTTACTGAATGTATTGTATAATAGTTGCCCTCATATAAAATCCTCATGTCTTTAGTAGGCTCAAAATCTCTCCTGTAACGAGTAGTAAATCTATAACCCTGATTTATTACCTGCTCTCCTGCTTCCAACTGTCTACTGCCATCAAAAGGCTTTACATTTGCCCATGTAACTAATACAGGCACAAACGTAATTACATAATCCTGATATTGATTCTCAACGCTTAAAAACGTTCCAAACGTTATGCGCCTATCTAACTTGCCCGGATTCATTAGAATAAAGTTATACGCTTATAAGGCGCAAGTAAATAAGTAACCACCTTTGGCATTTCCTCTTTTGGATTATCTCTATTCTCATAAAGAAAAGTAATTAACTCCTTTATCGCAGTCTCAATATCATCAGGAACATCAGAACCACCATTATAATCCCAGTCATAACCTGCTACATAGGTAACAGTATTAAATCCGGGCTGATCAATCAAAACCTCAGTATACCATTGACTAGTTTCTGTTATAAAATCTAATGCAACATTATCTCTATCTACAACATCCTCAACCGATATTACAGGATAATTGAAAATCCTTAGACTGCCTTTTCTATCAGTTATCTCAGTTAATGTTCTTTGATATAATACTTGCAAGGTGTATTGCTCAACCTGATTGACCGCAGATTTTATTAATGCAGTTATTAATCCATCCTCGTATTCGTAATCCTCGTCTAACCTCAGCCACAACTTCGCTTGGGCAAGGCTCACTACGTTTAATTGATCCATATTCTTTTTTACTTTTAAAAGGCTTATCCTTCGCTATTTTATCTTCCATTATTTTATCGCTAAATTACTAATTTTTATTAGCCATTTTTCAAACTTTGCCAACTCCTTGACAGGATCTAATTCCTTTGCCCTCTCAATAGGCTTTTTATTCTTAAATAATTGTTCACTATTTTTGATTGCCTCAACCCATGCGTCAATATCATTCCTCTTAACAAAAATGGCGCTATCTGAGAGACTTTCTCTGAATCCCGGTATATCAGATGCAATTACAGGGATATTGCAACACAAGGCTTCTATTTGAGCCATGCCGTAGCTATCATAATCACTAGGAGATATAAGCAGTTTAGTCATCGCTAAATATTTCCTAATGTCATCCGTAATGCCAACGTATTTAATATTCTTTGCTTTTGCATCTACTATCTGATGGTAGTAACCGCCCTGAACTGCCATAAATTTATGATGAGGCATTCGCTTTGCAATCTCTATTAATATCTGACCTCCTTTGTTTTCGTTATGGTTTATCAGCGTAATGTATTCAGCTTTGGTTGTATCTACATTCTCAAAATCTCTGTAATTAACAGGAGGATATAATACGTATGTTTCCTGTAAATAGTTCAACTCCTTTTTTGTTTGCTCTGAGTTGTAGACAGTAAATACATTTTTTCTAATATTGACCTGAGGATAACCCGCATTGTTATGAGCGAAGTTTATAACCTTCTTAGCATTTAACCTTTGCTTATTCATTGCATAGTAAGTCCCAGATAGCTGACAGAAAACTAAATCTGCCCAATCCCATAAGTTATTATGGCAAACCTTATAATCCTTTTTCTGTGAGTAAACCTCTATGCCCTCATATTCATAATTCTCAGGATAACGAGTTACGGCTTTTACCTCATGACCTTTGCTCATTAAATACTTGCAGATACGATGCAAACAGATTTCTGATCCTGCCCTCTGGTGTGGTAAGTAAATGCCCGGACTTAGTAAAATTTTCATGTTATCTCTATATATAAATATGGTCTAGGCACTTTTGGCGTTTCATGATTATAGTTATGAATATCGCTCTCATGATAATGTATTGATTGCACTTTTGTTGCAGGATTAGATAACCTATAACCTGCTCTGTTTAATTCATAAGCTATCCTGTTATCACAACCCGGAATGCCCATATAAAAGTCTGCAAATCTAACATTTCTAATCTTGCCTCTAAATATCCATGTATCTTGACTATAACGCTCATTGTGTAACTTTAATCTGCCTCTGTTATAATCCCATCTGCTCAACGCTACACATTGCCTATCATAAAAGTCTAACAGTTGTAAAGATTCATTAAAGTAAATATCCGTATTGCAGATAATTGATATTTGATTAGCATGAGTAACAGTATTGCTTACTAAATCAAAGAAATCCCTGTAAGTTGGTCTATTGCCTTTAATTATTATAAGTTTCTCAGATACAGGCAATTTAACATCACCATTAACAATTAAATAAATGTTATCTATTAGATTGTTAGCTATATTTTGTTTCAGGCAATATAATAACTCCTTTTGCCTCTTTGGATTCTTATCCTCATAAAAGGATGTATAAAGGTTTACCATATATATTTAATCAACCCTATTACTGCTAACAATATAAAACTAAAACCTAATAGGCAGAACGATACTGCTATCATGTGAAATAAAAACCTAACTATTTTCATATTGCTTTATTATTTCTTTGTAATTTTTATGGTACTTATCTATTGCATGATAGCCAACCGAGCCTAACTCAAACTCAGTTTCTACTGAAAACTTATTACAGGTTGCCTTATCGGGCAACTTATAGCCTAATTCACGCATTTTATTGCAGAAGTAAATATCCTCATTGCCATGTACTCCCATGCCTTTATATGGATGCTTTGAGCAAATCTCATACATCACTTTAGGATTGCGAATGCTTAAACCTCCGTTCATGCAACCCGGTATATTCTTAATCCACGCGCCTATAAAATCCCATTCTAAAAACTCCTCAATGCCTGTCTTTAACAACCCTGAATCATGCTGAAATATTAGAACCCTATCATAAATACAACCCTTCCAAAAGTTAGCATTCGTTAATATGTTATTATAAACCTGAGCAGTCTTTATGTGGTAAATCCCGCCCTCATAAGGAGGCTTTATATTTAAAACAACCCAATCATCAGACAAATACTTTTTATGCTCTTTAATAGCCTTATTTGCTATTGCTTCCCGATCATCTATAATAATCGCAGCATTCATAATTCAACTGTCTTTGTAATCTTAACCTGCAAGGTATGCTCTGCCTGTTTGCCAAACTGCCAAATAACAATATCTAAATCATTAGCCTCAGCCTCTTTAATTAACTCGTTTAGGATGTTTACTTGCTTCCTGATTTCTTTTGCATAATCTATGTCGCTCATACTAACTCCTTATTAAAATTCTTATGTATTTTAAGGCTCTCAGGCAAAGTATTTTTATCAAATGATACTGCATTCCATAAATTGTAAGAAACACAATGCAAATCGCTTATTTGATTATCTGGTGTCCATTTATAAAATATCTCATCTAACCAATTTGTTTTGACTTCATTAGCATGACCAAATACTAAATATTTGTATCTCATAATAGGCTCAGGCTGACAGGTACTGAAATGATAGATAGTCTGCTTTAGGTTTAGGTTTTGAGTATTGTTCTTACGATGCAAATTCTCTAACCTAATTGGTCTGAATCCATCATAACAAGCAAAGTCAAAAGACCTCCAAAAGTTAATAAATCCTTCAATGCCATAAAATCTCTCAATGCCCCAGTAGGCATACTCAAATGATGCTTCTAACTCATCTGATTTGTAAACCTCGTCAGAATCTACTGTCAATACTAAATCAAAGCCATGCGTATATTTATATTTTACATTGCGATGCTCATTCTCTGCTCCATATCTGTCTGCTCTGTCCCAAATCATTTTATCACCTAAAACCTCTTTACAAGTATCAAAAATATACTGCTCATTATCTGGGCATTCCATTTGCGTTCCATGTCCTTGCGATGGTTGCTTACTGTAAGAGATAACCATTTTATCTAAATGGTCTACAACCGACATCAAAGCCTCACGCAAGTAATCACCTGCGTAGTGTATAGTCATAAATCCTAATACTTTAATTTTGCTCATATATCTCTATTAAATTTTTTACCATGTTATCAAAAGTAAAATTTTGTTTTACATATTCCTGACCTTGTTTAGCTATTTGTTTGCGTTCATCTTCATTTGCCAAATAATAGTTTATCAATTCAATTAACTCAGGAAATGTTTTCCACGTTCTTAAATGCTCTCCATCTGTAAAAGGCATAAATTGATATTCTTTAGCTAGGCATAAGCACCCTGATCCCATTATCCTTAATATCCTATCACTTGAGTATTTAGGCTCATCAAAATGGCTTAAATTAATACCTATCTTAATACCTCTATATGCTTTTGATTCATCTGCTTGACTATGATTAAAATTACCTGAGGCATTATTCCAGTTATTGCCATATACTCCGTACTGCCCTCTATAATGTCTATTTAATAACTCATTCATTTCTATTCTCATATTTGACAGTGGGAACATAGTATGTCCGTAATTATTGCCAAAAAAACCTATTTCTTTTAAGTTCAAAGCATTGCCCTCTGGAGTGTATATCTCAGCATCATAACCAATCTCTAAATAGCCTCCATTCTTAATATTATTTGCATCTCTTAGATTAGTAAACAAAGTGCGATCTACATACTCAGCCATTTCAATCATCCATTTTGGAGTTGCATCTCTTATATCTCCGTTCCAATTACAAATCCATGCTCCCGTCTTTTTCATTTCCTTGACAGTTTCTATTTGGATGATGTTAGGTGCTTGAATTTGCATGAATATAATATCAGGCTTAAATGCTTTAGCCATTGCAATAGCTTTGCTATTTACCTCCTTGTCTCCTGTGCTTAACTCTATGTAATCGCTTGAGTTAGCTAAAAACGCTTTGCGCATTGAATCAAAAGGAGGAGGACCAACGCATAAACCTAAATGGAAAATTCTCATAAATGTTAAGTTATAAGTTTACTTTTTAAATTATTTTATCAAGTTATAGGTTAAATATTTGTAAATATTTTTAACACTTTTCTTTTAATTACGTATAGCTTATGTTATTATGTTTCCATTCAGGTTGACCACATTTAGAGCA